AGGAATTGTCAAGGTTCCGCCCGATAGGTTGGTATGGCGTGTTGGGATGGGCGCGGTTCCGCGAGGCGTCGCTGTACCGCGTGGAAACATCCTCGTCCCTGTAGGGGTGGGGTTTCTGACCCCGGAGGGGGCGTCCTGGTCCGTCCCCTCCGGGCAGGAACGGGAGACGCTGATGCCTACCTTCACACCTCCGAAGATCGCGGAAACACCTGCCGGGGGTGGGCGTCTATTCGAGCGGTACAAACTCGACCGGGGCGTGTCGGTGCTCATCGAACGTGGTGTGGTGCGACTCGCCCGGTACCCGTCACTAGACGAAATCCTCGCAGCCGACAAGCATTACCTCGGTGGGTATGTCCACACCATCACCGACGAAGAGGCCGATGTTCTCCGGGACGCCGGCTTGGGGGAATACATCACCCCGTGAGAGGTGACTCATGTGCAGTACCGCGTGTCCAACCGGTAACCACGATTCGTGGGGTTCCTGTGTGCGGGCCAAGAACGTGAACATTGCCTACTGCCAGTCTTCGGCAGGCCGGGACTACACCCAGCAGAAGGCGTGGGACCGGGAACTGCACTCCTATGAGGTGGTCCGCAGCGAGGGCATCCAACCCCTTGGTACGAAACGCTGCCAGGTCGACCACGCCAAACGGGTCAGTGACGACCAGGGGTTCGCGTTCGACGCCGAGGTGGCGTGATGGCGAACAACACCCGCACCCTCAACTACCACCTGAACCGGGTCGCCGGTCTGCTCGTCAACGGCCAACCCACCTCCGATGAGGCGTACGCGGCGAACGTGTACGCGGGTTCTACGTCCCGCAAGTTCGAGGTGGTGGGTGCGCTCAACTTCAAGGCCGGTCGCACGGACCCGAAGACGTTCCTCGAACTTGCTGGGATCCTGAACTATCTGGCTGGCACCAAAGACTTGGGTGTCGATGAGGCTGCGAGCTACCTGGTATGACGGTTTTCGCGGAACTCAAAGACGAGGTGTATGAGAATCTGCTCGGCTATACCCGCAGCCAAGAGCAGACAACGCACAGTTTGCAGCCGATCAACGAAACGGATCTGACGTTCACGGTCGCTGATGCTTCGCAGATCAGCCGTGGGGTCATCGAAATCGGCGACGAAATGATCTATGTGGAACGCAAAGATTCGGTGCAGAACACGGTCACCGTCCCCCCGTACGGGCGCGGATACTTGGCCACGGCTGCTGCGGTGCACAACATCGGCGACCGGATCATCAACAACCCGCGCACCCCCCGGCACATCATCGGTCAGGCTATCAACCAGACGATCAGGTCCGTGTACCCGGATTTGTATGCGGTGAAGACAACCCTGTTCCCGTACGTCGCCGCGCGTCTGCACTACGTGTTGCCGTCTGATGCGGACACGTTGCTGTTCGCCGAGTGGCAGCCCCCTGGGCCGTCGCTGGTGTGGATGCCGCTGCGGTTTTGGCGGCAGTCGACCACGGCGAAGTCGGTGGATGTGGAGATCGGGGATTCGATCATGCCTGGCCGTCCGGTGCGGCTCACCTACGGCGCCCGCCCGTGCGAACTGGACGACATTTCGGTGGACTTCTGCGACACCGGCCTGGACGACAACTGCCGCGACGTCGTCGTGTACGGAGCGTGTTCCCGGCTGATCGGGTTCGCTGAATCGTCCCGGCTGCAGTCGGAGTCCATCGAGTCGCAGACCCAGGCGCAGCTCATTCCTCCGGGGTCGACGTTGAACGCCGGCCGGTATTTTTTCCAATTGTTCAAGCAGCGGTTGGCTGAGGAGCAGCGGCGTTTGCAGCTTCGTCACCGTGTGGCCGTTCACCGCGTGCAGTTCTAGGGAGGCGTTGTGGTCCGCCAGTACAGCAACACTGCGGTCGAAACGACGCTGGCTTCCCCCATCGACGCCTCCGTCACGTCTATCGCTGTCGCGTCGACCAGCGGTTTCCCCATCACCTACCCGTACCGGTTGACGATCGACTTCGAAGCTCCTGCCACGGAGATCGTGGATGTGACGGCGGCGGCGGGTACGACGTTGACGGTGATCCGTGGCGCGGACGGTAGTTCGGCGCAGGCTCATTCGACGGGTGCGAAGGTGGTGCACACGGCGACTGCGCAGGATTTCCGGGACATCCAGAACCATGTCAGCGCATCTACTGGTGTGCACGGTCTGATTGCCGGTGTGGCTGTGGTGGGGACGTCGTCGACGCAGACGTTGACGAACAAGACGTTGGACGGTTCGGCGAACACGTTCACCAACATCAACGCCGGTGCGATCACCGGGAACTTCAAGTCCACCACCATCGTCGCCACCAATGCGACGACGGTGGCGTTGACGGTGCGGGGTTTCACCGGGCAGTCCGCCCGGTTGCAGAACTGGCAGGATCCGTTGGCGAACACGGTTGCGTTCGTTGACCAGCTCGGCAACGCGTCGTTCTCTTCGGTGACCACAGTCGACGGCGGTCTGGTCACTTCTGAGGGCGGCAACTCGGTGTTCACCGGGAAGACGGTCGACTTGACGGCGCTGCTGCCTACGGCGGTGCCGTTGCAGGTGAAGATGGCGCCGGCGGCAACAGCCGACCCGTTCCGGATCCTCAACAGCGGCAATGTGCCGGTGTTCAGCGTCGCCCCCGGTGGGGGTGTCACGGCGAACAGTAAGTCCACGATGACGCAGGCGGTCATCAACCAGACCGGGGTTACGGACCCGGTGCTGGAGCTGAAGGCCCAGCCTGGGGTGGCCACCACCAAGCCTTACTTGGAGGTCACCAACCACCTTGATGTGGTGGTGTCGCAGATCGACCATTCCGGGTTCGTGATCAGCCCACTGGACACCACGTCACTGGCTGGCACGTTCCCGATCCCGAGCGTCCCTGGGAGTTCCACCAGGGTGCCGTATACGGCGGTCAACGAGGAATGGGACATCCGTCTCCGCCACAATCCGCCGGGCGGCAAGATTGTGCTACCTGTGGCCGGGTTCTACCTGGTCACCTGCCAGGCCATCTTCCCTTACGACGCCACCGGAACCCGTGGTTCCGATGTTCGTCTCAACACCAGCGGGGTGTTCCCGCTCATCAACCGGGCCAACCCGGTGGGTGGCGGGTTCCCCACTTATGTCGGGTCGACTCGGGTCGTGAAGCTGGCCGCCAACGACTACCTGGAACATTTCGTGTACCAGAACGCTGGGGGGGCGCCGATGAATGTGACGGCTCACATGCAGGCAACGTTCCTCGGAACCTGATTCCTTATGTCGATGAAAGTTCTGTCCCGACTGCCGGGGAACTTGTCGTCCCCGGCGGGTACAGCGGCGTCGCTACCTGAGATCGACATCGACTTCTCCTACGGCATCGGTGGGATGGGGTGGTTGTCGGCGGCGCACCCGGACAGGCCGGTGCGCAGGCAGACGGCGCCGTTCCGTAAACAGCAACTCGACACCGCTGGGCAGGCCGGTGAGCAGTCACTAGAGAACTGGTGGTACCGCTCCCAGTTCAGTTTCCATGGCGGTGCTGGGCAGTTGTACAACGACCCGAACACTCGCGGTGGGTACGCCAACGTCGGACACCCGGAGATTATCGAGACCCGGTTCGCCGCTTCGTGTGGTGTGGATGTGTGGACGGCCGGGAAGTTGACGTTGCTGCCGGCGATGGCCCGCATCGCGGCGGCACCGATCGTCGGTGTCATCGGGTATTCGACGCCCACCAACAAGAACATGATGATGTGGGCGACCGGTGCGTCGGTGTCGCAACGGTCAGCGGACAACACGTACAACGGCACAACACTCGCCCCGGCGGGCGAGACGATTGTGGCGATCTGCACGGACGGCGCCAACGTGTTCATCGCCACCGGCGTCGGCATTTACAGGGCGGCGTTACCCGACGGCAACGGCACCATGACGTGGGTGAAGTTGTGGACTATCGCCACCACCAGGGTGCGGATCGCGTGGGTGAAACAACGCCTCATCGCCTGCCTGGACACGAAGGTGTACGAGCTGGTCAGCGGCGGACCCGCCCTACCGGCGACACCGGTGTACACGCACCCGAACGCGTTGTGGACCTGGTCGTCCATCTCGGAAGGCGCCAGGGCCATTTACGTCGCCGGCTACGCCGGCGGCAAGTCATCTATCTTCAAGTTTGTACCCCAATCCTCTGACGGGAACCTGCCGGCCCTGTCTACCGGTATCACCGCAGCGGAGGTACCGGAGGGCGAGAACATTCACGCCGTCTACGGGTATCTGGGGAACCTGGTCGGTATCGGCACCTCCCGCGGTGTGCGTATCGGTACGACCGATGAGAACGCGGACATCGCCTACGGGCCGCTCATCATGGAAACCGCCCAGCCTGTCCGCTGCTTCGCCGCCCGCGACCGGTTCCTGTACTTCGGTATCAGCGCGGGCATGGACGGGCAGTCCGGCCTGGGGCGGATCGACCTCGGCTATTCGATTGATGGTCTGCGGTTCGCCTACGCGTGGGACGTGTACCACGTCGCGTCGGTGTCGTCAGTGGGGTCGTGCACCCTGATTGGGAACAGCGACTCCGTTGCCTACGGCACCGCTTCGGACGGGTTGTTCTACACCGACCCGACCGGGGCCAAGCAGGTCAACGGGTATCTGACCACCAGTCGCATCCGGTATTCCACGGTGGAACCGAAACTGTTCAAACTGCTGCGTATCCGTGGGCCCGTGTTGGAGGGCAGTCTCGGGGTGTCTGTGGTGGGCATGTCCGGGGTGGAGTCACCGCTGCAGACGCTCGCACAGGGCACGATGCCGTCAGCGGACATCGACATCCGGGCCCCATCTGGCCCGCAAGAATTCTTGACGGTCAAGTTCGTGCTCAACCGGCACACCACCGATGTGACGTTGGGCGCGGAACTGTCTTCCTACCAGCTCAAAGCGTTGCCTGGCACGACCCGCACCAGGTTGATCCAACTACCGGTGCTTTGTTTCGACTTGGAAGAAGACGTACAAGGGCAGCGGTGGGGTGAGGAAGGCGCAGCGATTGCCCGGTTGCAGCAGATCGAAGCCATCGAAGCTGGCGGTGACATCGTGCTGTGGCAAGACTTCTCTAATGACACCGGTACGTTGGTGACTATCGAACAGTTGGAGTTCGTGCAGAGCGCACCACCGCAAAACGCCCGAGGCTGGGGTGGCTACTTGAACATCACGTTGAGGACGATGATATGAGCACCTGCCACTCGAAGACTGCCGGTCGCCACGACTTGACGATGCGCACCAACGAGACGTTCCACCTGGACTTGACCTACAGGGATTCCAACGGTCTGCCCATCGACATCACCAACTATGTCGCGCAGATGCAGGTCCGCGACAAGGCCGGCGGCGGTGTGGTCATCTTGGACAGCGACGGCCCAGGGAATTCGGTGGTCATCGACGGCCCGCACGGGAAGATCGACGTGTACTTCCCGTTGGCCACCATGCTGGCGGTGACGGCGAAGAAAGGTTTCTACGACCTGGTGCTGACCAGCCCGCCCCCGGAGGAACGGGTGGATGCGCTGATCGAAGGAACCGTCGCGTTCGAGAAAGGTGTGACGGTATGACACACGAAGTGGTCATCGACGCGCACACCGTGGAAGTCGTGGAAGTCACTACTGCGGGCCCGCAAGGAATTCCGGGTGGGGCTGCCCCCACCGGACCACCAGGACCGCAAGGCGATCCGGGACCTGTCGGCCCGCAAGGTTTGCAGGGAATCCAAGGACTCGACGGCCCAATAGGACCGCTGGGGCCTGCCGGCCCGCTGGGGCCACCCGGCCCGGATGGACCCGCCGGGCCTACCGGCCCGATTGGTTTGACCGGGGCCACTGGTGCGACCGGTGCGCAAGGTGTGCAAGGCCCGATGGGTTTGGACGGGCCAACCGGTCCGCAAGGTATTCCGGGTCCGGTCGGTGCGCAAGGTATTCAAGGCGACCCGGGACCTGCGGGTGCTAAAGGTGACCCGGGTGACCCGGGTGACCCTGGTGGGCCGGAAGGACCGCAAGGTGACCCGGGACCGCCGGGTCCGCCTGGCGCCACTGGGGCGCAGGGCCCGATCGGTTTGACGGGTGCGACCGGTGCAACCGGTGCGACTGGTCCGACCGGTAACACGGGTGCGCAAGGCGCCCCAGGACCGCAAGGCCCAGTCGGCAACACTGGCGCGCAAGGCCCAGCCGGGCCTACTGGCGCGCAGGGAATCCAAGGGCTGAAAGGCGATACCGGTTCCCAAGGTATTCAAGGCATCAAAGGCGATACCGGAGCGCAGGGTATTCAGGGCCTCAAAGGCAACACGGGTAACACCGGGGCGCAGGGAATCCAGGGCCCGGCGGGTGCTGACGGTCAGGACGCTCCTCCGCCGGTCAACGCCAGCCTGTTGCGGACGACGTTCATCAAGTGCACCAGCGGAAACAACACTCTTATCAGTGTTTCCGGTTGGCAGTCAGAAGAATTGGCCGGTGCGTCGGCGTTGTGGACGTCGGCTGGATTCGTCGTACCAACCGCAGGCACCTACCAGGTGGCGGGCAGGTGCGCATGGGCCCCGAGTGCAACGGGTTTCCGGACGATACAGGTAACCAAGAACACGGGGTTGCTCACCAACTCGAACTGCTACGACTCCCAGGGAAGCGGCAACGCCGGCAGCCAGCTGCCCGCGTACCCGGTCAAATGTGTGGCCGGAGATGTGCTGTCCCTGGCCGTGTTCCAAAACTGCGGGGCCGACTTGAACATGAACGTGGCGCAGATGTCGGTCACTCGAGTCGCATAACTGTTTCCCCCTTTCGGGATTGGAGACCATCATGACTACCTTGTCTGAAGCCCCGACGTGGCCGTTGCCGAGTGGGCATTTCTTTGGCCCCGCCAAGTTGGAGGACGTCAACGCAGCGTGCCATTCAGGGGAAATCTCGCCGTTGGATCACACGAAG